CTACAAGCAAGGTATTTCTTACAGCCTTGATTTTTGCAGTATCTGTTTACCGTCTTGAAAAATTCAACTGCGTCCATCACAATTCCTCCAATCTCAAAATTTCATCCCATGTGATTTTGTCATACCCGCGCTGCACATACTGGCCGTAGGAGATGTCCAGCGCGGCAGCTTCTCTTACGCATTGTTCAATGGATTTGATGCGGGGTTTCAGTGCTGCCGCTTTATCCGGCTTTTTTGCCTGCATGGCAGAAATAACGCCTTGCTGCTGCGCTTTCTTTTTCTCGTAGTTCTGCTTTGCCTTTTGTCTTGCTTTTTCTTTTATGCAAGTATCGCAAAACCGCTTGCATGGCTGCACGTCCCACATCATCTTGCCGCATTTCTTGCAGAATTTAGATACTGTCATAGCGGCTCCTCCGTCTTTTTGGCATCAATGCCGATGCCCTGTAGTGTTACCTGTGCCCAAAGGTCTGCAAGCTGGTCGTTGCGGTACTCATTGTATTTGTCGGCCACCGGGCCGGTCATGTAATTTTGGATTTTAACCAACGTCCGGCGGGATAAGCCTGCCTGATAGCAGGCCAGCAAGCAAAGATATGTTGCCCTTGTGGCAATGTCGTTGCGCTCTTTCATTACCGCTTCATAGGCGCGGGATTTAATGTCCTTAATTTTTTCTTCGGCATATTCGTCAACGGCTTTCTGCAATGCCGGGGTAGGGTGTAGTCTTGCTTTCACGTCTTTCAACTCTTTCCTGTTTTGTATAATCCGTATTTTCTGACATCTCGGCGGATTTTAATTCCGCGCTCTGCATCTGCCGCGTCCGCTGCGGCATCTGCAAGCCGCTGTGCGCGGATTTTTTCAAACATGGCAGCATACTCGCCGTAGCGATTGCAAGCGCTGTGGCAGTGCGCATGGCGGTCTTGGCAGTCTTTACACGGGCTGGTCATCGTCCTGCATCTCCTCGATAAAAATTTCGGTGCGGGGGTTGGATTTGTCATACATCACGCAAGAGCCGTCTACGCTGGCGATGATGGTGTTGTTGTCGTCTGCAAGGATTTTGGCGGCTACAAGCGTGTCATGGCAGGCTTCGAGCAAGTTCGTGAGGTCTACTTTGCGGCGGGTTGGCATGTAGAACACCGTTGCGACGCGGTAACGTCCTGACAGCGGGGCTTTCGGCTTTGGGGTGAGATACCACATGGCGGCCTGTTCGTACTTCTTGTACTGCTTGCTGGGGGCGATGAACGGCTTGCCGGTGCGGTGGTTTGTAAGTATCTGCTGTGAGTTCTTTTTTGTGATAGGGGGCAGGGAGATTATGTATTTTTGTATCACGGTACAATCTCCTTTACTTTCGCGTAGTACTTCTCGCTGTACCAGATGTCCGGCAGGCGGGGGTTTTGGGTAAAGCCCGCCTTTCGCAGCTCCTTTTCGGCTGCGCCGGTGGTAGTGTAGGTCTGGTGAGAGTGGCGGATGTCACCGGTAGAGCGGGAGTAAGTGATGATTTCAATACGTTTCATTCATCAATCTATCTGCTGCCTCAATCAGCCGTTTCGCGGTGGAATAGCAATCAGACATTTCTTCAACCATCGGTTTGATTTTTTCTCGGATTCCATCGGCAGTATCCAAAACTCTTTCAGCATATCGGAGATATATTTCTGCCATTTTCTGTCTAAATTCTTTATCACTCATGTTTTGATACCTCACAAAATAGATGAAATGGTTTTACCCACACAAAATCCAGTTGGCCGCAGGCACCGTGCCGGTTTTTTACTACCTCTATCACGGTGTCCCCATCGGTGGGCGGATTGATTTCTTGCGTTTCCCGGTTTTTAGTGTACATGCCGGGGTTGATAGCGATTATTATATCTGCATCATGCTCGATAGTCGCGGAGCCGAACATGTCCGACATTTTAATCATGCCCGTATCGGCGGCTCTCGCGGCCTGTACGAGTTCGATAATGCATATATGATATTTCATGGCAAGCTGCTTTAAACCCCGTGTGAGGGCTGCCAGCTCGTCGTTACGCTTTTCTTTAGCGTTTGGCGGTGCAACAAGGCCCAGATGGTCAATAACGACTACTTCCGGCTTGCGCTCTTTGATCGTGGTTTCTACATCGGCAAGGCTGGTCAGGCTGGAATCATCCAGTATCAGGCGGTACTTGCTTTTCAGGTGATCTGCTGCCTCACGGATGGCGTATTCTTCCTCCGGCGTCAGGCGATGGTTTGTGATACGGGTGCTGTCTATCTGTGCCCAGCGTGAGAAGATGGCGGTATAAAGCTGTTCGCGGCTCATCTCCATGGATTGATACAGCGTCAGCGCGTTTTGGGAGATCTGGCAGGCCATCTGCAAAGCCAGCGTTGATTTGCCCTTGCCAGGGCGGGCAGCAATTACGGTAACGCCATTGCGGGCAAGACCGCCGGTCATGGTGTCCAGGCTGCCAAACCCGGTTTGGATACTGTCGCTTGGTTTTTTCATCCAGGATAGGAACGCATCAATGCCATCGGCAAAATCTTTTGCGCTGCGCTCCTTCTGGTGGGCCATAATGTACTGCTGGCGTTCCGCAATGTGGAACAGCGCAGCGCTCATTTCATCGGCATCACCATCATCGGTCAACAGCTTTGTTAATGCCGCTGTCAGCTCACGCTTTCTCCATCCGTCCATAACGCAGTTGATATAGGTGTTGTAGCCGGATATGGATGGAACCGTTTCAAAGCACTGCATGGCGAGCACTTTTGTGTCGTCATCGCATTTGGAAATAACCGATACCGTATCAGCCCTCTGGCCTTTATCGGCCATATCCTTGCAAAGCAGGAAGATATTCCCAAGCGCTTTCAGCTCAAACATTTTGTAGGTCAGGGAAGAAAAAGCATCGTCCTGCAATTCCGGTTTCATAAGCATAATGCCGATAACAGCTTTTTCCGCTACGATGGTATTCATGCTTTCGCCTCCTCCCATCCCACGATTTTCGGGACAACTCCATTCATCCGTTCTTCAAACGTGTACTCACGGTCAAACACAGGCCGCAGGTTATCAGTAGAGCGGACAGTAGTAGGCGGCTTGGATGCTTCATCCTGCCAGCGCTTTTGATTCAACCATGTAGACGGGTTTGGGATGTACTTGCCATTCTCACGCTGCCACTGGTCAGTGGTCTTGAGGTACTCAAGGCTGGACAGGATGGCGGACAGGGTTGATTCATCCGGCACAAGCTTTTTAAATTTTTTACGGGCATCTGCCTTGCCGACCTTCTTTGGGTAAGCTGCCCAGAAACGGTCAAAGGAAGGGGAATCCGCGTCAACCCCCGTGGGGGGTATAGGGGGTATTTCTTTACTTCTTACCTTCTTAGTATTAGAGGGTTTGTTGCTCGTTTGTTGCTCGTTTGTTGCTGGATTGTTAGAGTCTTTGTTGATTGCCTGATAATCGGCATAATTATTTATCGTGTAAACGGTGAATTTTGACGTTGCGTTCTTTGTTACTTCGTTTGTTGAAATTAGCTTGCCTAAAGCAGTACGAATTTGTTGCGTTGTCAGGCCAAGCTTTACGCTCATTTCCTTGACTGTTGTAACAACTTGGCCGCGTTCCAGCGGGATACCACGATAAAATTTATCCTCATAGCTGGCAATCAGCAGCAGGTGAATAAACACGTCCTTTGTGGGGCCGTCATCATACCAGCCCCATTCGAGCATTTTTCTGTACAGCTTGATGAAGCCCTCATTTGCCATTTTTCAACACTCCATGTAATACTCGGCATAGCTGACTTTTTCGCCGTAGCGGTTCTTGCTGCTTGCCGTTCGCTTTTGGATGGGTACGCCGCGCTTTTTCAGATCATTGATGCGGGAAGCAAGGCGGTAGATGCCGTATTCCTGCATAGCCTGTGCAGCGGTCAAGCTGCCGCCGCTCTCTAAGTGGCGAAGGATTCTGTCACATTGTGTCACGGTGCATCACCTGTCTTTCTTTCAAAAATCAAAAGGGAAGGTCGCCCTCGTCATCGTCAATCGGGGCGTAGTCTGCATCGGGTTCGCCATGCGTGCGCTGTGAGGGGGCTGCGGGGCGCTGTGCGGCGTTCTGTGGGGTGGGGCTAGTACTTTCCTTACTGCCGCAGAAATTCACGTTCTGGGCCACGATTTCGGTCGCTGTGCGGTTCTGGCCGTTCTTGTCCTGATACTGGCGGGTCTGTAAGCGGCCATCAATGGCGATCAGCGCACCTTTGGGGAAGTATTTGCAGACAAACTCTGCGGTTTTGCCCCAGGCAGTAACGTCCAGCCAGTTGGTCTGGTTCTGGCCGCTGGCATCCTTATAGCCGGAATCGTTGGCGATGCGGAAAGAGCAGACGGATTTACCGCTGTTCGTGGTTTTGATCTCCGGGTCTTTGACCATACGGCCGATGATAGCAACAACATTCAACATAGATTAGTCCTCCGTAATATCGAGATAGTTTTTGTAAAAGCGGCGGCGAAAGTCAGACACCGTCCAGTGGGAGTAGGCCATTGCATGGCGTTGGCCATCTTGTTCAAGCCACAGCCGCGTAGCGGCACAGTTATGTACAGCGTCAGGCGCGTTTCTATGGCAATCTGCACACAGAGGAACCCAAAGACCGTATTGCTTGCTTTTGTCGCGGCGGCCATTGTATTTGCTCCCGCTGCCAAAAAATATTTCATGGCGCTCGGTCGGTTTCCATTGCTGGCATTTGTAGCATTTAAACCCATCAATCGGCATAATAGATGGCGCATACCCGTTTCGGTCAAGCTGAACGCCGTATTCATTGCGTGTCGGTCGGCGCATCGTCTGTCAGTCCTTTCAGTTTTGCGATTTCTTCCGGGGTCATGGTGGGAATGCCCTGCTGTTGGCATTCCTGCACAATCAGCTCAATCAGGCGGTGCATCTGAGATGTATCAAACACGCTGGAACCGTACCAGCATTGCAGGGTGTAGAACGCGCCCTGCGGGGTTGCCATTTCGTCTAACTTATGCACCTGCCAGCCATCGCCTTTCGCTTCCCAGCCGACCTTAAACGCCTTAGCGGCGGGGGCTGAAATTGTGATAATAGCAGAGCTGCCGCCGATGTCGCGTATCAAATCTCGGTAGATGTCCAGTACAGGGCGGTTGATTTTGGCGGCAAGCTGATTCATGAGCGTCCAAGCATAAGCGTTGGCAGACAGGCTGCGCTTTTGTGAGGCCGTGCCGATGACGGCGGCAAGGGGCTTGTTTTCGTCGATGACAGCGCGGACTTTATCGCAATCAGCCGGGTAACATTCCAGCGTGATTGTGTTGCCGATAACAACGGCCTGTTTGATGGAGATTTGTTGCTTCATTTTCTGTGTTCAAACTCCTTTGCAACGCTGCGCCAATCATCATCGGTGAAGTCCTTAAACAACTTGCCAATAAAGGTCTTTGCTTCTGTTTGGACTGTCTTTTTGTCCTTACCAGTTCGCTGTGCATATCCTGCCAGCGCAGTTGTTGCCATGTCCTTTACGACCTGTGCGGTAACTTCTGGCGCTGCTGTGACAGGCTGCGGTTCTTCTTCATAGCGCTCTTTAAATTCATCTGCTTCACTGTCGGAATAGATGCCGTCAAACGCAAGTTTGCAGATTTTTAAAACAACACGGTCAAACAAACGTTTGTATGCCATTGCATAAGGGTACGCATTCTTGCAATTTTGAGCGGATGCCTCGCCGACCTCGTACAAACCCTGCTCCTTATTGGCATAGGTAAATACAAGGGAATTTCCATAGCCGGACTTATCAACGGAAACGCAATCCGGGTTAAACTTGTCCTTCTCAGGAAGATTGTCATTTATTTTCAGACAAGCGTTGTGGCTGATTATCAATCCCGTGTATATCATCTTTCCGGTTTTTGTCTCATTCATAAGAATCCAAAAATCAGACTCCTTGAGGTATTTGCGATCTTCAAGGGTTTTTAATGCTTTTTCACGGCTTGCTCGATACTTTGCACTCTGAATTACAGGAATTTCTTGTCGTGATTTGAGCGAATACTCATATTCCTTCTCGCCAAACATCAGATAGCTTCTCCTTCCGGGTCTGGTGTGGTTAGGTGGATGCGGTAGCACTCCGGCGGGCAGGTGTGCTCAAGCGGAACGGCACGAACTACAGGCTTTTCAATGTATTCACCATCCACGAACGTAAAAATTGTCATGTTGCGGCGACTGCCGCTGGAAAAAAAGCGCAGCTTAAAAGCCTCTTCCAGCGCTTCAATTTCCTCTTTTGTAAGGCTAGACAAAGTCGTTCCAAATCCTGTTATGCTGTAGATTCGTGGGCGATTAGCCACATACTTTACAATTTTTGCTACCGATAAAAGCTGCGAGTATAACTGTAGCGCAATATTCGCTTTTTCCAATTGTGTCATCTGTCATCCTCCATGCAGGCAGGTTCTTCCCAAGCGTCGTTCTGGGTGATGCAGTTCTCACATCCAAGAACCTCGTTGCCTTGCTTATAAATGATGATGCATTCATCTCCGCATACCGGGCAGTGGGGGTGGCGGGGTTCGTCAGGCGGAAAGGGGTTATCTTGATGCCCCCAAAAGCTGGTCATTCGTCGGCCTCCTGATTTTCTTCCCCATCAGAAAAATGAAGCTCCATCAAGTCGGCAATTGCGAGGTACTCTTTGGCGTATTTGCTGTCGCCGTGGGTTTTCTTGACGATTTCGCGGAACTGCGCCAAATCACCATAAAAGCAACCGCACTGTACGCGGAGAATTTTATCCTTGCAGCGAAAAAATGTGGTCGCGCGGAAGTATCTGCCAAACCCTTTGACGGCGGCATAGTCCGCATTGCCGGAGACCTGCGCATCGCCGGAGACCTCCGCATTGCCGGAGACCTGCGCATTGCCGGAGACCTGCGCATCGCCGGAGACCAGCGCATTGCCGGAGACCCGCGCATTGCCGTAGACCAGCGCATTGCCGGAGACCAGCGCATTGCCGTAGACCAGCGCATTGCCGGAGACCAGCGCATTGCCGTAGACCCACGCATCGCCGGAGACCCGCGCATTGCCGGAGACCCGCGCATTGCCGTAGACCCGCGCATTGCCGTAGACCCGCGCATTGCCGTAGACCAGCGCATCGCCGTAGACCCACGCATCGCCGTCGTGGGAGAGGTTGTCTCCCTTCTCAATAAATCCGCCAAGTTCTCCCTTCTCGACGTTGCCAAAAGCGACGAGAGCCTTAATGCGGAACAGCTTCTTCCCAAAAACATTCGTTACAAATTCGGCGGTCAGTTCAAATTTTTTCATGGCTGGATTCCTCCTTAAAGTACAGCCCACACAGCAGATTCAGGGCCAGCAGTGCGAGGACGGTTACGGGAATGTTCAGGCTGCCGAGCGCCGCCAGCAGCAGCACCAAATCTGCGGTGATTGCCAGCTTAACGGCGGCGCGTTTCAGTGATACAATATTCATGTAATAAGTTTCCTCTCTATTTTTGCCGCGTCGGTGCGCCAACACCGATGCGGCGTTTTTTTGTTTCAGCATATAAGGCTTGCGATTTGTTCGCAGGTCATGTTGTGTATGCTGCCATAGTGCATCCAGACCCAGTTGCGGGAGCGGCCGAGAATCTTTGCAACCTTAGTAGGGCCGAAAAGCATCTCGCCGGGGTAAAGCTCGGCAGCGCGGGCACGGACGGTGACAAGGGTATCACGGTATAGGGGCTTTTCACGGGGCATGGCGGGTTACTCCTTTCTTAAAAGGTCGTCTACGGTGCAGCCGTAGAGCTTGGCCATAAGGACGAGCGTTGCGGCGCGGGGCATGTTCTCGCCGGTTTCCCAGCGGCATACAGCCGACTGGTCAACACCGAGTTCCTTTGCTACCTGCGATTGGGAAAGACCTGCTTTCTGGCGGGCCTGTGCAAATGCCATAAATCTCACCTCCCGATATGAAATAATGAGATAATCTCATTGACAAACAAGAGAGCCAAAGTTATAATGAAGTTGTCAGAAATCATTGGTAAGCCGCTGAAACATGGGGCTTGGCTTTTGCTTTGCTTGTTTGTATACTATGATTATATCTCATTTACATTAGTTTTGCAATAGCTACGCATTAGTTTCATTAGTTTCAGCGGATTGCACAAAATGAGGTGTAAGCATTTATATGTTTTGGGATAATTTTGTGCGCTTGTGTAATCAAGCAGGCAAATACCCTAATACCGTTGCGGCAGAGGTTGGTGTAAAATCCACTGGCACGGTAACGGGGTGGAAAAACGGGGCAAATCCAAGGCAGGCTGTCTTGTTAAAACTAGCTGATTACTTCGGCGTGACCGTTGACTACCTTTTAAACGCAGAAAAAGAAAACCCCACCAGCGTTGCCGCTGATGGGGTGGATGAGCTTGATAAAGAGGCTCTGAACATTATGCACCAGCTGCCGCCGGAGAAGCGGGCGGCGGGTCTGGCGATGCTGCGAGGGCTTTTAAATAATTGATATAGGCTGCCTTATCTGGCAGTTGATGAAGCATGGCGATAAATTCCCGGTCGCTGATTTCCTGCATGGTCGTTCTCCTTCTTTATGTAGCTGCTGTTTTCGATACAACTATAACACAACTAACAGTTGTGTTCCATTGACAAAATGCACAAAATAGGTTGTATTGGTTTTACTGTACGGATTATGGGACGTTTTTTCTTTCTGGTTCTGCCGTGATGGGCGGGCGGAGGCTCTTGCACTTTGCACATATCGCAGCTCCTTTTGTTTAAAGTGTACTACACCCACAATAGGATTTTTGTCAGAGCGTGTAAATAACCAGAAAAGAAAATTCTATACATGACGGAATACATCGGCTTTCGGGGGTGAGTTGCGGAAAATGTGGCTGGTGCTTGATGTGTCGATTGGGTCGATTGGGTTTGTGAGGTATCAAAGAGGTGGCATAGATGCCGAAACCGTTAGTCTTTTGGCGTACTGATGAAAAGGATGACTATGTACACACAGAAAAAGACTGTGTAGAAATAGTCAATGCAAAGACGGTACAATGTGGGGCGATTGAGGATGCGCAACGGAGCGGGCATACAAGAGCTTGCCCATACTGCCAGAGAGCGCGGAATTTATCAGAGAGAAAAGAAGCCGCTGTTGTAAAAATTAAGGCGGACGCGCCAGCAGTACAAAAAGCTCCCGTATGGATTGCAACGCTTGCAGCTGTTGCGTGTACATGGCTGTGTTGCTGGTTATACTATAATGAGCAAAGCACAGATATAAAAAATGCTGCATATAACGATGGGTATGTTGCAGCAGAAACGGATTATTCGGAAACGTACGAAAGCCGTTACCGCGAAGGGTATGACACAGGTAAATCCGCAGGTTATGACTATGGAAAACGCGAAGGATATACAAGCGGATACACTGAAGGATATACAAAAGGGAAAGATTCTGTAGATACCGATTCAAGCTATCAGGACGGATATAACAACGGCTATAACAAAGGATACGATGCCGGTTATAATGACGGTGCCGGAAGCTATAGCCAATACAGTGCACCACAAAGCAGTTATACATATACTGTTTATATCACCGCAACAGGGAACAAATATCATGCGGCGGGGTGCCAGTATCTTAAAAAGAGCTGTATCCCTATAGATATAAACCAAGCAATATCGCAAGGATACACGGCATGCAGTCGATGCAATCCGTAACAAAGTAAAAAGCCCCTGCCGGTGGGACAAGCACCGACAAGGGCAAAGGGTGTCAGCATTACGCTGGCATCTTTTAGTATATAGCGATTTTAAGAGGGTGTCAACATGGCAAGAGCAAAAGCGCGGGCCGATGGGCTAATTGAACGAACAAAAACCTACGACGGCAAGCGGGTACACTTTTACGGCAAGACCGCGAAAGAGGTCGCCGCAAAAATTGAAGAGTACGAACGCCAGCGGGAAGCGGTGAAAGAGAACGGCCCACTGTTTGAGGATGTGGCCGGTGAATGGTGGGAGACCCATTCAAAAAATATCAAGACCGGCGCGGAAAGAGCCTACAAGGGCAGCTACAAGGCCGCGCTGGAAGAGTTTAGCGGGTACAGAATGAAAGAGATAACCCCTGCTGTGGTGTCGCTGTGGGGCGAGAAATTCAAGGCCGCAGGATATGCAGGGAAGACGGCAAGCAACGCCCGGAGCGTGTTGTCTTGTGTGTTCAAGTTTTGGTGCGTCCGGGATGGCGAAACATACAACCCGGTAACAGTTACAGATTTGCCGCGAGGAATGAAAAAGGAGCGCCGGGAGCCGCCAACGGTGGAACAGCTGGAAACGGTCAAGGCACACCCGGAAGGGTTCGGGCTGTGTGCCTGGCTGTTCATGTACACCGGCTGCAGGTTGGGCGAGGTGCTGGCTCTGCAGTGGGGGGATGTGGATTTTGAAAACAACAAGATCGTCGTCAACAAGGAAGTCGCATGGGTAAATGCGAAGCCCGTTGTACAAACACCGAAAACCGCAAACGGTGTGCGAGTAGTGCCGCTGCTGACACCGCTGCGGGCCGTGCTGGAGCCGTTGAAGGGCGGCAAGAATGATTTTATATTAGGCGGGAAAAAACCGCTTAAAAGCTACGAATACCATAATAATTGGCTGCGCTATTGTGTTGCTGTCGGCATGGCTGAAATAGATGCAAAAGCAGAGGCAGCACGAGAACGGAAGCGGGCCGCAGCTGCCGGAGGGTCAGAACGGAAAAAGCAGTGCAAGACGCACTGCTACAAGGCCAGCGTAACGGCACACCAGTTCCGGCACGAGTATGCCAGCATGTTATATGCTGCAGGCATCGGAGAAATGGAAGCTCAAAAGCTGATGGGGCATGCCGATATATCTACGACGCGGAAAGTTTACACGCATATCCGAGAACGACAGTTAAACGAAGCGGCGGAAGCGCTCGAAAAATTTATAAACGATAATACGAAATAAATTTTAAACCGGCTGTGCCAAAAACAGCCGGTTTTTTACGACGTTTTTACGACACTGGTACAAGAATTACTGCGTTTACGACATGTTTACGACCTGTTTTTTTACTGTTTAGGACGTAAAAAAACATACAAAAACAAGAAAAAAGCGCGTTGCAAAGTGGATTTGCTTTGCCAACGCGCTTTTTGGGGTGGAGCTAGTAACAGGAATCGAACCTGAATAGATTGACGATATACAGTCAATAATAAAACATTTACGACTTAATTACGACTGTCCAAAATAATAAAGCCGCCCAATATGAGCGGCTTCTTGTTCAGTCGTAAATTTCATTAAACCATATCGGGCCGAAGCGGTAGCTGATGACGTAGCCGGAGCCGGACGGGCCGACGGGTTGCGCGTTGAGCATCGCAGTGCGGGCACCGGCAGCGAAGGACGCCGCCAGCGCGGCGGCGATAATGACAGCGGCAAATGCTTTTTTCATGGCGTAGTACTCCTTTACAGTTCAATTTCTGGGCCGTTTGCAATGCGGCGAAGCTCAGCAAGGTCGCTGCTGAATAACGCCAGCGCTTGCTTGATGATTTCCGCGTCCGCATCCTGATACTGCGGCAGGACATCTTGTAAAATCTTAATGCGGCGCTGTACCGTGTCGGCAGCATAAATGGCGAGAACTCTGGAATTCATGGGGGAGCTCCTTTCTTATTCTGCATTTGCGCGGCGGATGATCTCGGCCAGAATCTTGTCGCGGTTCTCGTTTGTGGCGGGCAGCATCCAATCGAAGTCAATCACCAGGCGCTTGCCGCTCTCGTGTAGCTTGGTGGTGGGGTTGTAGCGGCCCCAACATCCGCGCTCGTCGTAGACGTAGACATCTACAGACCAGTAGGACGGCAGCACGTAGGAGATGAAGCCGTGACGGTGCCAGAGGTTGGGCAAGCTGTTTTTATAACTGTTGTCGGGGTGGATGGCGGTAAAATCAACCGCGACGGTTTCGCCGCGCGGGGTAGTCCCGGCGAAGTTGTAGGTGGTGAGCGTGGCGGTTCGCTCTTGGATGGTGCAATCTTTCAAGTCGATCATGTTATTAACTCCTTTTCTGTTTTGGGATATGGGGCGGGGCTGCTTTGCGCTGTGCAGCCCTGCGAGAGTTTCAGCGGTGGACAAGTCCATAATAGAAGTGCTGCAGGCCGTGACGGACAAAAGCCATATATAGCAGCCCTTGTGCATCGCTGCTGTGCGGTTCGCCCATCAAAAAACCCTTGTGACCATCGCGGCGCAGATCGCGCGGCAGGCTGTACGGTGGCATGCAGTTCAGCATATCGTCATACACGTCGGCGGTAATGGCCTGGCCTGGGCGGGCGTTAAACGTTCCACTGCGCTCCCAGTCGGCGCGGGTGTAGGTGTCGGCGGTGGGCCGGTCGGCGGCCAGGTCGCAGTAGTGGTTGAACATCAGGCGGGCGTCCTTCGGGTCGTTGGTGTGGTAGCACTCGATTTCCCGGTCGTCGGGGCACATGGCCATTACTTCAATATAGCCACATTCGGCGGTGAGGTCTGCCGCGTCGATGATGATCTTGCGGCCTTGCCAAATGGTTTCGGTGTGGTGTAGGGTTTTCATGGTGGTGAATCTCCTTAATAGATAATAACTGTTTTGATAATGCGGATGCCTGCGGCGCGGTAGCTTGCAAGCAGGGCGTCAAGGCCGCCCGCCTGCTGCACATCGACGGCGTTGTATACCGACGCGCCGACCTGCCCCGGAATTCCGTTGTCGTGAATGATGGTTAATTCTTTCATGGTGTGAACTCCTTTTCAATTTTGTAGTGGGATAGGGTCGCTTTGCTGTGCGGCCCTGCAAGGTATCAGGCGGGGATGGTTTCGCGGTCGCGAGTTTGGTAGCTCTGGCCGCTGTACTTGTTATAAATGTCTTGGTAGCTGGCTTTACGGTTCCGGCGGCTGGTGTCGCCGGTGGGATGCCAGTAGTATTTGCAGCGGTTAGCAGACCAGCGAAAACCGAGTTTTTCGAGGGTGTGCAGCCACTTGTGGTTTGTGTCGGCCCAAATCCAGGAGCCGACAACGTCGAACTGCAAACCGGGGCACTTGGCCAGCTCTTCGGCAATCTTGACGGCCTCTGCATCTTGCGCGGCCTTGGCGGCATCATCTGCCGCTTTGGTCTGCTCGTACTGCTGGCGGCCTTGCTTGGCCTGCTCACTGCAGAAGCGGGGGAGCGTGGGCTTCAGCTCGTCCCACTCGGCGTTGATTTCCTGCATGTCGGTGACGCTGCCGCCGTGATCGGGGTGGTGCTTGCTGGCCAGGTCGCGATACATCGCGGTGCCTTCGGTAATGGTGCTGGGGCGGGGGTTAAACCATTTGTAGGTTTTATATGTGGTAGTCATGTTGTTTCCTCCTGTGGGGCCGTTGGGCGGCTGTTCTTTGTTTCGATGGCTTTATTATACATGCTAGCATGAACAATGTCAACATGCTATCATGAAGATTGGAGAAATGCACAATAATGCTAGCATGAATCTATGCAATTTGTACATGCTTGCATGATTCGGCGTTCTATGCTATAATGTGGGTACTATACAAAAGGAGGCACGCAGAATGTCAACCGATGCAAAACGGGCCGGGAATGCGCGATACTTGGCAAAGCTGAAAACTATTACAGTAAGGATGCAGCCGGATACAGCGGAAACTATCCAGCAGGCAGCAGCAGCAGCCGGGGAAAGCGTTAACGGCTATATCCTGGCGGCAGTAGATGCGAGACTGCAACGAGAAAATCACGATAAACCGAAAAACACTTGACAAAATCGCACTTGCATGCTAAAATGTGTATAATGAGCGAACCACGCGAGGAAGCGAGCTTCCGCGACGGGGCTCACTCATTATACAGTTTTGACGTATCAACGCGAAAAATTAGGTTTCTGGCGTCCAGCTTTACCGCTGGGCGCTTTTTTTGTTGCTATTTAAGATAGGAGGGCGGCAACATGGCAGAAAAGAAGGCGGCGCAGGCCGTCCAGCAGATGAGCAAAGCGCAGCAGGGTGTTGAGCGAGCGAGACAGCAGGCAGAGCGCGGGGAACTGATCAGCAGGAAGGGAATCCGAATGAATCCGGCCAGCCTGGCGAATCTGAGGCCGTGCCGAACGCTTGACCAGCTAGAGCCGGAAGAGAAGAGAGAACGCCAGCAGTCAGGGGGAGCGGCAAGCGGAGAAAGCAGAAGGGCGCGGAGAAGTCTTCGAGAAATCTGCCAGGCAATAGCGGACCTTCCTCTTTCTGATAAGGAAGCGCTGACTGATGCAGGAGCGCAGAGAATCGCAGAACAGACGGAACAGCAGACCGGGAAGCCCTGCACAATATATGAAGCGATGGCGGCTGCGCAGGCGGTGCAGGCGATGGCCGGGAATGTCAAGGCGTTCGTGGCGTTCCGGGATTCTGCGGGGGATAAACCGGCCGAAAACGTAGAGATTGGCGGGGAACTGTCGGCAAACTCGCAAGCGCTACTGGATAAGTTGGCGGCTATGAATGGGCTAAAAGTCCATGAAGACGGCGAGAATAACGGATAGATAACGATATAACGACAAAATGTATTTCGGTAAATAAGTATTTAGCGAAATAGTCAGGTTGACGGCGGGAAAAACAAGGCGGAGGGCCTAAACCTGAAAACGGTTCCCGGTGCCTGAAGGACGGGGCAGGGTTGGCTGATGGGGGCTATTTTTTTAGGCATGGTTCTGCCCGATGGGGCATGGGGTGGGGGTATCCCCCCCCTATGATGGGCGACCGGGGCGCGAGGACGAGCGCATACCAGTACGAATGTGTCCGTCCCCCCAGACGAATATGCAAAAAAAATCCATGCAATATGCCAGAGAACCAGGGGCTATACCAAAAAATGGAAACAAAACTACATATCCTCCCCTATAAAGGGAATGGGGTGTGAAATTTATAGGTTCCCCAAAACAAAAATGACATACGAAAAATCCCGGTGCGGAAGTAAGTCAACCTCCTCTCTTACTATTGGGATTAGGGCCGTCCGCTTCAAGACCCAGCGGCCAAATATAAAGCGCTTTGCAGAAATGCAGGCGCTTTTTTATATGCTGCATAGCCGACCAAACACCGGCTTGTTATCCATACAAGATTTAGACAAGTATTTGGTAGGGGCGCCGCGCACGACGCGGCAAAGGTGCAAGACCTATGTGCAGTACCAAGGCCGATGATACGGGTAAAGGTAGCAGGGCCGGACGCGGCAATTGTGTTCCCCGTTAGGCAACCGCCACGAGCCTACTGACAGTGCGTAACATGTGGCGGGTTCTAAACAGGTTCATGCCGATATGCCCCGCTAAAGAAACTTGCAGGGCAGAGCGCATGAGCCTTATATGCCAACATAGCTTAACTGGTAAAGCCGGGCCTTATGACAGCATAGCTGCGGGTTTAGTTGTGGGTTCAAATCCTGCTGTTGGCGAAAGCTGGGTCGCGCCCACCGGTGAAAGCCCGGCGCAGGCAAAACGCGATAGATCAACCTAAACGCTGTAAGCAAAGCGGCAAAGCCGATAAGGAGCGCGGCGCGATGGCAGACCGCAACGGGACTTCGAGAGCCTGAAAAAGTCTGCACCACATCTGCTTGCGCGGACGCTGTCACTGACGCCGTTGCGCGTTGTGGCCCACTTTAATCAAAGCAGAAACCGCGACCAGCGGACGGGATATAAATAACGCTGGATTACGTTGCAGGTGTGCAGCTGCAACGGGTGAGACCGGCACAGCATATACCGGTAGGGCGGGTACGGGGAATGTTTGAAAAGAGGTGGGAGCGGTGGCAACTATAAAGGACCTGCTGGAAAGCGAACGTGAGAAATGCCGCCGTGACTCGGTTTATTTTTGCGAGACCTATTGCCACATTGAGGACAAGGATGCACCGGACCTGATACAGCCGTTTACTTTATGGGACGGGCAGAAGAAAGCGCTGCGGGTATTTGCAGAAAACCGGCTGGTATGTGTGCTGAAAGCGCGACAGCTTGGCTTTACATGGCTCGCGTTGACAGAGGTGGCAAGACTGCTGGTTTGCAATACAGGCCGAACAGCGATTGGTTTAAGCCGGTCTGAGGACGAGGCAAAAGAACTGGTGCGCAGACTTGGCGTGATTTTGCGGTATATGCCGGAGCTGATTGCAGATGGCGACGTGGCAAACTGGCCTGGGCCATCGTTTACCATGACCACCATGCAGCTGACAGTGAAATGGCCAGACGGGCCGGAGAGCGTGTTCAAGGCGTTCCCGTCAAGCCCGGCGGCAGGACGTTCCTTTACCGCTGACTTGATTGTGATTGACGAATGGGCGTTCCAGCAGTATGCAGAGGAAATCTGGCAGGCAGGTTTTCCAACCATCAACCGGCCGCTTGGCGGACGTGTGATAGGATTGAGCACTATCAAGCTGGGGACGTTGTTTGAGGAAATATACACAAACCCGGCAAATGGTTTTTATAAGCTGTTTTTGCCGTGGAGCACAGACCCGCGCAGAACGGCGCAATGGTACGCACAGACGGTTGCAGCGCTGGGGGAAGATAAGACGATGCAGGAGTACCCTGCCACCGAAGAAGAGGCCCTGAGCGCGCCGGGAGGACGTTTTTTCAGCGAGCTGGATAAGGACAAGCACCTTGTGGACACACCGCCCACAGGGAACCTGAGACGGTATGTGGCAATTGACTATGGCCTTGATATGCTGGCTGCGCTCTGGATTGCGGTGGACGAGGAAAACCACGCCACTGTATACAGGGTGGACGGCGGGCCGAACAAGACCATAGGCGAGGCGGCAGATTTGATTTTGCGTGACAGCGAGGGTGAAGAGATAGACATGTACCTTGCGCCGCCTGACTTGTGGAACAGGAGCCAGGAGAGCGGTAAGAGCCGGGCGCAGCTGTTCAGCGAAGCGCACCTGCCGCTTGTACAGTCGAGCCGGGATTTCCCCGCCGGGTGCGCTGCCATGAAGCAATGGTTGAGCGTGGACGAGAAAACCGGGAAAGCGTGGCTGACGTTTTATAAGCCCGGTGCATTGTGGGAGTGCATGACGAAAATCCAGAAGGATGACAAGAACCCGGATGTATACGCCAAGAACCCGCACAACCTGACGCATTATCCTGACAGCCTTAGGTATTTTTGCGTTTGGTGGACAGCCCCGGCGAAGAAGCCGAAGAACATCAAGAAGCGGCAATGGACGGCGGACATGTACGAGGACTACAAGAACGCCACATCTGATGAACGGAAAATGCTGATAGAAAGGTGGGGGCACCCTGCATGAGATGCCAGACATGCGGTATTGAATGCCGAACTGTTTCTGAAACGGAAACACTCAGATTTGTTTGCCGGAACAAGAAATGCCCCGATTACGGGCATGTAATGGGCGAGAAAACAAACAATGCCCCCACTGTTAGAACCAATTACCCACAGGGCGAACAGAAGCCCGCAACTTTGTAAAGAGCGCTTATCCCATTTGGGGTAGGCGCTTTTTTTATAGGAATTTTTAGCTGGCGAGCGTTGAACGCGGAGGAACCAATGGAAGAACTTGAAAATGGCGTGACCGAGAGCGTAGCCGACTCTGAACCCGAAACCCAGGAAACCGAAGTACAGCAGGAAGAAACTGCACAGGAACCCGAACAGGAGCCTGCGCAGGAGCCTGAAATCCCAAATAGCGTATGGGCTACCGCACGCAAGCGCAGCGAGCGAGAAGCACAGGAGCGGATTGACAGGGAGTTTGAACAGCGGTTTGCAGGGTACAAGAACCCCAAGACGGGCGCTACCATCACATCCATGAAGGATTACTTTGCAGCGCTGGACGCACAGAACGAGATTGCCAGGCAGCGCGACATTGAGCGTGTTACGGCAAACCAGACGGCAGAACAGGCGCAGGCAATCCGGCGATTGATTGAGAATGACCCGGAAAAAGCAAAGCTGAAAGCTGACATGGAGCAGATGCGGCAGGACGCTGCCCAGCAGCGTGCACAGGAAGCATTCAACGCTGATTTTGCTGCATTGCAGAAATTAGACCCGAGCATTAAGACCGTGCAGGATTTGAGCAATCAGCCCTGCTTTGCACAGGTGGTTGAGCTTGTGCAGAACAACGGCCTTGACCTTGTGACGGCCTATAAGGCTGCCAACTACCAGAATGCTGCCCAGAATAGTGCGGCGGCAGGCAAGCAGGCAGCGATCAATGCAGCGCGGGGGAAAAACCATCTGGCCCCGCATGACGGTGCATCGACACCGGGAAACCGCAAGGTTATGAGCGACAGTATGCTGCGCATGGCCCGCGAGGCGTTTCCCGACAAGAGCGATGCAGAACTTGAGAAGCTATATAACCAAATCTGAAAGGAGCCTGAAGTATGGCTGTTATTTTTAGCAAGGCAAGCGGCCTTGCAAACGATTTTTGGAATGAGTGGGCAGACCTGCTGACCATGAAGATGAAGGACACAGACAACGAGAAGAACAACGACGACGCACTGGTCAATGCGCTGTTCAACGTGAAGAAGTCCAAGCGCTTTGGCGAGAAGATTGCCGGCATGTCTACCTTCTCGAACTTTGATCTGGTGGATGAGGGTGCCTCCTCTCCGCTGGATGATTTCGGCGAGGTGGAACCCAAGCTGATTCAGCACAGCGAGTTCAAGAAAGCGTTCCGCATTACCAAGACAATGATTGAGGACAACCAGTTCGATATGGCTGCCGCCCGCGCTGCCGCTTATGTGCGTGCTTACAAGCGCAGCCGCGCTGAGCTTGCCAGCAAGGCACTGACCAGTGCCGCCAAGACCTTTACTTATGGTTCCAAGAGCGGGCTGGATTCCACCACCGCCGATGGTCTGGCACTGTTTGATAAGGCCCATACCGGCAAGACCGGCGTTGCCACCCAGTCCAACGTGTTCACCAACGCTTTCGGCAATGATGATGCCATGCTGAACCGCCTTGCCAACATCGGTTTCAACTTTAAGAACAACTCCGGCAACGGCATGGGCTATGTGTTCGACACCCTGATTGTTCCTTCCAACTGCTACCGCCTGATCACGCTGGGCAAGAAGATCATCAACTCTGACCAGCAGGTGGGCAGCAACTACAACGATGTGAACGTAAACAAGGGCATGTGGAAGCTTGTGGTTGACCACCACTGGCAGGCCGCTGACGGAACAGAGCCCTATATCCTGATGTCCAGCCAGGCCAACAAGGACCTGCTGGGCAACGTGTTCTACGACCGTACCGCGATGGAGACTTTCCAGAATGTGGACACCCTGACGCAGGACCTGATTACCTCCTGCCGTGGCCGTTTCAGCTGCGGCTTTGGCGATTGGCGTCATGTGATTTTGGGCGGTGCTGCTGCCGGTACGACCTTGGAGTGATGGCATGATTCCAAAAAACCTGAAACCGGGCGACACGTTTGAAGACGGCGGCCGTACCTTTGTGGTTGAGGAAATCTGTGCTGAGGGGTACATCAGCCGGATGATTGAAAAAACAGAGGAAAAGCCGAAGCGCAAGCGCCGCACGGCAGAATGAGTATCAGCCCCCACCTTAACCGGTGGGGGCTTTTTTATCACAATTACGGGGGCATGACCCCGCAGGGGTGAGGGTATGAAGAAAACCGAGAAAGACAAAAGCCTTGAAAAGTGGCAGGGCAGGCTATCCACCGCAAAGGCACAGTACAGCAGTGAGCTGAACAAGATGCGTCAGCGAGAGAATATGTACTACGGCAGCCATGAGATACTTGGCGCGAAAAAGAACGCTACCACCGGGCGCAACATTACTTATGAGCTGATTGAAAGCCAGGTGGATTCCAGCATTCCGCAGCCGAAAGTGACGGCCATCCATGCGGAAGATGAAGAGAAAGCCCGCAAGATTGAGAACCTTTTGCGCAATGAGGTGCGCAGAATCCACATTACGGAACTGAACGACCGGAGCGAGAGAACCGTGCCGATTCAGGGCGGAGACTTTTTCCATGTAGAATGGAACCCGCTGGCAGGCTACCACTGTACGCTTGGTGATGTAGAAATAGATTTGCGCCACCCGCGACAGGTTATCCCGCAGCCCGGTATTTATGAGCTGGAACAGATGGATTATGTGTTTGTGCTGGTAAGTAAGAGCAAGGAATCCATTGAGGAGAAATACGGCATCACACTGGACACCGACACGGAAGATGCGCCGGAGGTGCGCGGTGGGGATGACATGACCCACACCGGCGTGGTAACACAGAACATTGTGTACTACAAGCACGATAAAGGCACAGTGGGCATGTTCAGCTGGGTAGGCAATCAGGTGTTGGAGGATTACCCAGACTACTACGCACGCACAGCAGAGGTCTGCACAAAATGCGGACGGAAGCGGATGGGTGACGTTTGTGTGTGCGGCAACAAGAAGTTTAAGGAACAGGCCGTGCAGACGGTGACGCTGACAGAAGATATTACCTTGTCTGACGGCACGGTGATTCCTGCCATGACGCAGGGCGAGGATGCGCCTGTGCTGAACCCGGACGGCAGCGAACAGCATGACGTAAATACCGGCGAAGTGATTATGATGCCGACGATGCACGCAACGGAGCTGCCGACATATAAACCGCGCGGGTTCCCGATTGTGGAGCGCATCAACATTGCCAGAAGCGGAAGCTTTTTGGGCGTTTCGGATGTGGATATTATCACAGACCAGCAGCAGGCCATCAACAAGTATGCTACCAAAATTCAGGAAAAATTGATGAAGGGCGGCAGCTTTGTGACGCTGCCGGATGGGCTGGATGTTGATAAGAGCGATGATGAATTAAAAATTATCCGCATCCAGAACCCGAGCCAGGCACAGCAGATCAGCGTGATCAATGTGCAGCCGAACGTGAACAACGACATTACCATGATGGGGCTGCACTACGATTACGCCAAATCCATGACCGGCATTACCGACGCATATCAGGGCAAATACGACGCATCGGCTGTATCGGGCAGTGCAAAGCAGTTCAGCGCAAATCAGGCTGCCGGACGTATGCAGTCGAAACGCGAGATGAAGAACCAGGCGTATGCAAGACTGTACCGCCTGATTTTTGAGTATCTGCTGGCGTATGCGGACGAGCCGTACCCGATGACCGAGACCGAGACGGACGGCGAACAGCAGTACGGACACTTTGACCGCATGGAGTTTTTGAAGATGGATGCTGCCGGGGAGCTGTACTGGGATGATGAGTTTATCTTTGAAGTTGACCCCGCCAGCAACCTTGCCAGCAACCGCGAACGGCTGTGGGATATGATTGATGTGAAGTATCAGGCAAACGGCTTTGGCCCGATTACCGACCTTTCGAGCCAGTACCGCTTGTGGACGCTGCTGAAAGAAACCAATTTCCCGTATGCGGCAACGATGCAAAAAGCCATTAAAGAAGAGATGGAGAAGCAGGAATTGCAGCAGATGCAGTTACAGCAGATGCAGGGTGACATGGGGGTGACACAGGGTGACATGGTATGATGTGAAGCTGGCCGCCTTGCAAAAGATGTTTGCAAGCGACGGCACCGATATTTCCAACCCGGATGAAGCAACCAAAGAATACCTGAACGCCATGCCGCATGCCGCGAATGAAGCCATTGAGATGCTTTGCACGGCAGGGCGTTATCTGCGAAAAAGCTACATGACAAGCAAGGACAAGGGCGAAGCCCTGACGGTAAACCTTGAATACGAAGTGCCGGACTACTGGCGCATGGGGAACATGGAGGTTTACAAGCTGGTGGACGATACGCCTGAACCTGTGGACGGTGTGGCGCTGTACGGCGGTAAGTATCTGGTATTCCCGGCGGAATTCGAGGGTGACTTTGAGTTCTTTTACGATGCCAAGCCAACAACCATTACGCTGAGCACGCCGGATTCCAAGAAGATTGATTTGCCGGATGACGCTGTGGTGCTGCTGCCGCTGTACATTGCAAGCCAGCTGTACAAGGACGACGATAATGCGATTGCCACGATGTACCGCAACGAGTTTGAAACGGCCTTTGAACGGCTGACCAATCCCAGAACCGTAACGAGGGAGAAGTTCAGCAGCAATACAGGGTGGTGGTAATTGTGGCGAGATTTACAATCCCTACCCAGGTGGCGCGCAGCAAGCTGACGATTGATAAGCTGCTTGGCATTGACTATACGAGCAATACCGCGAACGTGAATGTGCACCAGAGCCCGAACGCGCCAAACATGATACGCAGCGAGCCCGGCAAGGTGCGCAAGCGCATGGGGTATAAGCGGCTGTATACGTTCCCGGCAAGAATCAACGGCTGCCACATGCTGAAAGGCAAGACGCTGATTCATGCAGGGACAGCCATTTACCTGATGCCGGAGGAAGGCAAGAAACTGGGAGACGCGCTGTACAGCGATATGGCAGATGCCAGAAGCAAGAGCTGGCAGATGGAAGATAAGCTGTTTATTGCAGACGGGAAATGCCTGCTGGTATATGACGGCGAGAGCGTAAAGAAAGCCAGCGAGGGAGCCAAAATCCCGACACTAACCATTGCCAAGCCACCGAAAGGCGGCGGCACCGAATACGAGGCGCTGAACCTGCTGCAGCCGAAATTTAAAGAGTTGTTTGCTAGCGACGGCGAGAGCAAGGAATATCATTTGAGTTTCAGCGGGCTGGACAGTGCAGAGATACAGGTGCGCAAGCTGAACAGCAGCGGCGATTGGGAAGATGTAAAGAGCGGATACAGCTGCAACGCGGAGACGGGTATTGTTACGTTTGACACAGCACCTGAAAAAAGCCCGGTGACCGGCGAGGATAACATTGAGATTACCGCCAGCCGGACGGTGGACGGCTATGCCGACAGAATTAACAAATGTACCATCGGTATTCTGTTTGGCGTGAACGGTGCCTCTGATCGGCTGTTTTTGAGCGGCAACCCGGATTACCCGAATCAGGACTGGTACAGCGGGCAGTATGACCTTGCCTATTGGCCGGATACCGGATACAGCAAACTGGGCAGCGAGAAAAGCGCGGTGATGGGATACAGCATCATCGAGAACCGAATTGCGGCGCACAAGGACGAAAACGAGACGGACCGAAACGTAGTTATCCGGCAGGGCAACCTTGTGGATAACGAACCGGCTTTCCCAATTACAAACACGATACAAGGCCCCGGCGCGATTGCAAAATACAGCTTTGCCTACTGTGCAAACGAACCGTTCTTTTTGACAAATCTGGGCGTGTATGCCATTACGCCCAGCGACATTGTGGGCGAGCGGTTCAGCCAGAACCGAAGCTACTACATGAATGGCAAGCTGCTGGAAGAAGCGAATAAGAGTGAAGCGTATGCCTGCGTGTACAAGGATATGTACTGGCTGTGCCTGAACGGGGTTGCGTATATCCTTGACGGGCAGCAGAATCTTGGCACGAATGCAGGGGAGCCGTACTCAACCCGGCAGTACGCATGCTTTTATGAAACCAATATCCCAGCGCGGATTATGTGGGTAGATGAAACCGACCTGTATTTTGGGGCAGACAGCGGCAAGGTATACCGCTTTTACACCGACCCGGACGAGCTGGCCAGCTACAACGATGACGAAGAAGCGATTGCTGCCGCATGGGAAACACCAGATTTGAGCGGAAACTTGTTTTACAAGAACAAGAGCTTCCGATACCTGGCATTGCAGATGGCACCAAGTGCCATTACCAGCATTGCGGTATATGCCATGAAGCGCGGCATCTGGAACAAAATCTGGCAGGATGAAACCCATGCGCGATATTTTAGCTATCATCAGCTGCGATATTCGCGCTTTACTTATTCCAACGACCAGACGGCGCGAACGCTGCACAACAAAATCAGGATTAAACGGGTAGACAAGGCAAGGTTCCGGTTTGTAAACGATACGTTAAATGAGCCGTTTGGATTGATGCAGATTGCCGTTGAATTTGTAGAAAACGGAAACTTTAAGGGGTGAGATTGTGGCCTTTAAAAAAATTAGCGATTCCGATTTGCAGAATAAGGGAAACATTGGCATGCCAGATACGCCCGGTTTAAGCACTGCTGACATGCAGAAAAAAATGGATGAAATCCCGCGTGAAGTCATTATCCCTGTTTTAAATGCCCTGATTGACGGGCTGAACGGGATGGAGCTTGAAAAAAGAACCCATAACGGCGGCGGGTGCCTTTATATCCGTGTAAACAGCGACCGCGTTGTTGAAACGAGCGATGACGGCACTTCCTGGCAGGCGACAGGTAGCAGTGGGCACTTAATCATTGACGAGACCGGCAATGAAATGCCGCAGCGAAACCGCATGCAGTTTTTGGGGGCCACCGTTACCGATACGGGGCTTTACACGGTTATTCAGGCGCGAAAAGGAGACCCAGGGCAGCAAGGCCCACAGGGACCGGTAGGACCGCAAGGCCCGCAGGGTGTGCAGGGGCCTATTGGCCCGGCAGGCCCACAGGGAGCACAAGGATTACGCGGTGCAACGGGCGACCCCGGCCCGGCAGGCCCGGCAGGCGCAACAGGTCCTACCGGACCGAAAGGAGAAAAAGGCGAAAAGGGAAGCGACGGTTCCAGTTTTGTTGTGAAAGGCTTGTATGCCACGCTCTCCGCACTGAAAGCTGCACACCCAACCGGCGTGGTTGGAGACGCTTACGCGGTTGGAACGGCTGACAACAACGTTGTGTATTTGTGGGACGTTGACAAGAGAGCATGGGTATCTGTTGGAACGCTGCAAGGCCCGCAAGGTCCTACTGGCCCGCAGGGGCCGCAGGGGCCTACCGGCTCTGTTGGGCCGCAGGGACCTACCGGCCCGCAGGGTGAAACCGGCCCGCAGGGTAAACAGGGCGTACAGGGTGAGCCTGGCGAAAAAGGTGAGCAGGGAATCCAGGGTTTGCGCGGTGAGCAAGGCCCTACCGGCCCACAGGGGCCGCAGGGCGAAAAGGGAGACCCCGGACTTGTACAGAGCGTAAACGGTAAAAGCGGCAAAGCAATTGTGCTGACCGCAGAAGATGTTGGCGCGTTGGATGAGAGCACAGTAAAAGAACTTATCAACAGCCAAACGTCCGGAAAAATGGCGGCAAGCACCTACGACCCGCAAGGACGGCAGACTGATATTTTCAAGGCAATCGACAAGGTCTCCAACATCTACTACGCCAGGCTTACGCTGAACGGGTGGACGGCCTGCAGCAGCGCCGACCAGGCCAAAGACCTACTGTACCAGCAGACGGCTACGCTGACCTGCGCGAACAGCCATGCGCCTGTGGTGACGGCTGCCAGCGAGTTTTTGTCCGGCATCGGCTACGACAAGACCGGGGTGCCCGCTACCGATAATGTGCTGAATGAAGTGCAGGACATCATCAACGACGGCGTGACGGTCACGGCGTACAATTCAGTGCTGGTTAAGGTAAAAGCAAAGCCTACCGCCGAAATCCGGGCGCGGTGGGTCATTCAAAGTTGATGGAGGTTTAGCATGAAACATTCGTTTGTATGTAGTTTTACCTCCCCCCGTAAGAAATCTGCGGCATGTGCTGCGCGGGGTGGCTGCTGATGGGTGTAGCACCGAGGGTTCCGGGCGGCGGGAAAACATATAAAAGCCTTATTCCGGTTATGACTGCCAACAACCAGAATGGATATAGCGTATCTGCATCAAGCAGAAATAAAGGAGAAGCTTACTATGCGTTTGATGGAAACTGCAAAATCCAAAACTGGCTCGAACAAAACAACGGTGGAACGCAGTATGTTTTTTCTTCTAGAACAGGCGGATATTTCCAAATTCGTTTCCCATCGCCCACAGAAGTAAATGGCGCGTTGGTAATTGGACCTGGATACAATCAGCAAGGTGTTGCCAATGGTGCACTTTATGGCATCTCTTATTCAGATGACGGCAGTACGTTTACCTTTGTATCAATGAACACCGGCCTGACCGTGAACGGAGAATCCGGCGAGGAAAGAACCTTGAAGGAATATCTAGCGCTGCTCTCCGGCTACAAAAAGAAGCATCTCGGTGCGCATTTGTATTGGCGTGTACACCTTGCCATGGCAGAAGAATTCATTGGAGTAAACCAAATCGTACTTTTTTAGCAACGAAAGTAGGTAAGTTTATGAAAATCTACGATAAAATCACCAACGAGGAACTGACCTCTCCCGACCTGTCAGCGGGTTATCTCTACACCGCCCGGCGGGTTGCCGAGCATGTGCCGGAGAGCCGGGAAGTGATGCAGGGCACTGTCACCGAGGACGACCCCAAAGGCCTTGAGCACATCATCTCCGGCTACGATGTGTACGAGGACTGCCAGTTGTACCACCGCTACACCGTGGCCGAACTGGCCGAGCGGCAGCAGGCGGAGATCGAGGCGAGCACCATTGTGCTGGACGATGCGACCAAACTCTCCCTGATGTTGGCCGAGATCCCCACCGAGGCCAAGCCCACCATGCCCCCGAAACTGGGCTACAAGTGGGTGCCGACCTACAGCGGCACGGCGGGGTTTGCGTGGGAACTGCAGGAAGACCCCAACGCCTACGGAACCAATGACCGCCCGCTGTACTGGGTGGACGGCATGACCGTCTGCACCGGCTACTACTACACCGACGGCGACAATCTGTACATGGCCCTGCAGGACGGCGCGGCCCCGGCTCTTGATGACACAGAATGGTTTGAGGTGATGTAATGGCATTGCATGAAGTACAGCTGAAAGGATACAGTGTTAGACCCGGCAACTTATCGCTTGGCACTTTTGACAGTTACGGTATCGAGCAGCTGCATGTGACGGCAGATGATGAATGGGCGGGGCTGGACATTCTGGCCGTATTCCACGCGCCGGACGGTACTGCGACAAAGGTTGTTGTTGGGGCAGACAGTATGCTTGCCGTACCGCCGGAAGCTACGGCAAAGCAGGCAGGCGTCGGCAGAATTGTTTTTGTTGGGCTTACGGAAAACGTGCAGCGCATTACTGTGGACATGGGATACAATATCAAGCCGCACTCTGACATCGAGGGAGACAACCCCGGCATGCCGACGCCGGATGTGGTGCAGCAGATTCTTGCCAACTCGAACAATGCCGTCAGCATTGCTACGGCGGCGCAGGACGCCGCCGAGAACGCCCGCCAAGCCGCTGAGGATGCGGCCAAAAAGGCGGGCGAGGGAGCGGGCGGCGCTGCTGCCAGTGCAGCGGCCGCCAAAAAGAGCGCCGAGGACGCTGCTGCATCCAGTGAGAGCGCGGCGGGCAAGGCAGAGGCGTCTGAATCCTCTGCCAACGCGGCCAACGAAAGCGCCAAAGCAGCTCAGGCCGCACAGGGCAGCGCCGAAAATGCTGCTCAGACAGCCGCTGATGCAGCGGGTGCCGCTAGACAAGCTGCTGGCATGGCCGGCAGTGCCGCTAAGGCTTCCAGCACCAGTGCTGGCGAGGCCGCACAGAGGGCAGAGGCGGCTGAAACTGCCAAGCAGAGAGCAGAGGACGCAGCAAAAAAGGCGCTTGAAGCAAAAACGGGCTCGGAAAACGCCCTGCAAGATGCTGACGCAGCAAAAGATGCCGCAAGTGGCTATGCCGATGCTGCGGCAAAATCAGTTACAGCAGCAGCGGCCAGTGAGAAAAATGCAGCGAAATCCGCGAACAGCGCTGCTGATAGCGCGGCGGCGGCTAAAAAGAGCGCGGCAGATCTGGACAGTGGCCTGCTGACGGAGGACGACATCACAGAAGTGGAGACTCTGGCACAGGCGTACTACGACGCTCTGGACGCTGAAGACAAGTCGAACCTTTCTATCCCCGGTTAAGCGTGGGCGCGGCCCACGCCGCCGGCTGGTGATGAATAATGATGAGGTGATACCTTGACAGGAATTTTTAAAGGACAGTTTCGTGTACGGTACAACTACGCCCGATTTGGTTACACGCGGGGCGGCGGCAAGACGTGGCATGGCGGCATTGATCTGGAAGCGCTGGACGATGAGACCATTTACATGCCCACCTACAAGGGCAAGAGCATTTCCGGCACGGTGACCCGGGCGCGGATTGTGACAGACAAAAGCAATGCGACGTGGGAGTGGGGATATTACGTCTGTGTCCAGCTGGACGCAAACCAGACACCGGATGCGGTCAACTACCTGTATTTCTGCCACTGCGCCAAGCTGCTGGTCAAGGCTGGGCAGAAAGTCAAGAGCGGCGATGCACTGGCCGTTATGGGCAACACCGGCAATGCCGCGTTGGCAGACCCGCCCTACAAGCACTGCCATTTCGAGGTGCGTGCCACTGCCATCGGCAAGGGACTTGACCCGACGGCGTATGCGGGCTGCCCAAATGAGGTGGGAACCTACGGCGACCAGCCTGCGCAGACAAGCGGTGAGGAAGTACTGATTGATGTGTCCCACCACCAGGGCGCCATCGACTGGGCAAAGGTTCCCTACCGCGCCATTGTTCGCATCGGGTATCGCGGCTACGGCAGCGGAAAGCTGATGAAGGACGAACAGTACGATGCCAACCTTGCAGGGGCGAAAGCGAACGCAAAGCTGTTCGGCTTTTACTTCTTCTCGCAGGCCATCACAGTGGACGAAGCTCGCGAGGAAGCAGACTTCTGCGCAAGCCTTGCCCCGTCTGGATACCCGCTGTTTTTCGATGCCGAGTGGAGCCATGAGACGCACGATGGACGCGCCGACAACCTGACGAAAGACCAGCGCACGGCAATCGCAATGGTGTTTTGTGAGAGAGCCAAAACGCACGGATTCACGGCAGGCATTTACACATTCACGGCCTTTGCAAGCGCAAACATCGACTACGCTTATCTGTGCGAGGATTATATCGGCTGGCTGGCCGATACGCGCACGAACTATGACAAGACGCTGCCGCGATACATCCACCAATACGGGCAGGGCAGCGTCGCAGGCATCACCGGCAAGGTCGATCTTAACCATTTGGTTAAGACCCTTCCTGCAGTGGACAAGCCCGCAAGCAAGCTACAAGTGATTACCATTGGGCCGGTATCGCAGGGCGATGCAAATGCGGTATTTGCTGTGTGCCAGCAGCGCGGGCTGACGGATGCTGGATTGTACAAGAGCGAGTGGGCATGAGCCCGGGCGGGAAGTGAAACATGGATGAATGGGTAATCTTTAAGGACATTGTGGTGATTGTGGGGCTGGTTATAACCGTAACCACCCCGATTTTGAAACTGAACACCAGCATTACCGAGCTAAAAACGTTGTTGGAAAGCGTGATGAAGAAAGTAGAAACGCTGGACAGCAACAACACCGAAAGCCACCGCCGGTTGTGGGAGCACAACACCGAGCAGGACAAAGTCTTGCAGAACCACGAGCAGCGGTTGCACGATCTGGACGGCAAGTAACTTGCTGAATTGCAGCAAATATTAAAACGCGCAATTAAAACTACGGTAATGCGCCATAATTTAATTTGCGTGTAATTTGCCGCGCGATTAAAATACGCGCGCGTTTTTGAAGGGAGAAAAACCATGAGTATTGACTACATGAACTACATCAAACCGGAGCTGCTGGTGCTGATTCCGGCGCTGGTATTTATCGGCTATTGCCTGAAAGCAAGCACCGCCGTGAAAGACAAGCTGATTCCTGCGCTGCTGGCTGGCGCAGGCGTGCTGCTGGCAGTTTTGTATGTGCTGGCGACAACTGTTATTGCCAGCCCGCAGGACGCAGCACAGGCCGTGTTTACCGCCATTGTGCAAGGGCTGCTTTGTGCGGCTGGGGCTGTGTATGCGAACCAGTTCGTTAAGCAGAGCGGGAAAGAGGAGTAAGGAGGGATTTGTATGCCGAAACCGGTAACAGGTTCTACAAAAGATTATTATGTTCGCCCTGGCACGAATACCGCCACAAAATATGGCAACAGTGGGAGAACGTATACAACCTCGACGACAAAAAAGAACACCGGGTATGTGCAGCCCACAGGCAATGCGGGGAACGTAAGAACCGGCGGGAATACTTATGCTGCATCTACTGGCGTACAAAGCGCAGCGCCCGTGCAGAGCAACAGCTACAACGCTTATGCAGAGATGCAGGCAGCCATTGCAGAGGCAAACCGCCGCGCAGAGGAGCAGATGCGCGCCGCACAGGAGGCACAGCGCCGTGCCCGCGAGGAAGCATACCAGAAAGCAGCCGCACAACAGAAAGCCAACTATGACTATTCTGCCGGGCAGGTAAACAATGCGGCGGATAAGGCGCTGCAGGAAGCGTACATCAACCGCATGCTGCAGAACAAGAACTTTGCCCAGACGATGAGTGCGCAGGGTTTGAACGGCGGTGCCAGTGAAACGACTGCTGCCGGTATGTACAACAACTACAACAATGCCCGTAACAGTCTGGAAGATGAGCGCCAGAGCCAGCTTGGTAGCTTGCTGAACACCTACCAGAACAACATGGCACAGCTGGAAGCACAGCGCGCCGGCGGTGAGGCTGCAAGCCTGAGCCAGTACCAGACGGCGCTTGCCAACCTTGCAGCCAACAACAATACCAACCTGATTAGTTTGCTGCAGGGCTACGGCGCTACCGCTACGCCGATTGTGAACAGGCGCTACAATGCCGTTACAGGGCAGTGGGAAGAATACTAACTTGTTATCAGCCGCCCTACGGGGCGGCTTTTTTAGTAACAGGGGGAACAAATGGCTAGAGTACGCACGCGGGAAGAAGCACTGCTGAACGCTTACTTAAACCGCTACCAGAATGTACAGGCGAGCACCGTGAACAGCGGAAGCAGCGCCGCCCAGAGTGCCCAGAGCAAGGGCAGCGCACTGATGAACAGCACCGACAAAACGTTGCCGGAAGTGAAAGACTATTCTGCCGACGTATATAACGGCATCATCAAGAGCGCTGACCGGGACCAGAACCTTACCGTTACGGCGGCAAAGGCCTACCAGAAAGAGCAGGAGGAAGCCGCAAAGGCCGCCGAAAAAGCAGTGGCAAAGAGCCGCAGATCAAGTGGAAAATCCAGCAGCAAAAGCAGCGGCAAGGCTGCGGACAGTGACAGCGATACTACCGATGTGAGCGCTGCGGTAAATGAGCTGCTTGGCGGTACGGCAAAGGACAAACCCCAGAGCAATACCACCAAGAAGAAAGTAACAGACGCAAACAGCGGTGCTACTGCACAGGCGGAGCGCAACGCCAGTGCGCGGAAGAAGTACGATGGTAGCGAACAGGAAAAAAGCGACAAGAAATACCGGCAGGAACAGAAAAACCAAAAGATTCAGCGCACGCTGAATGAGAAGCAAAACGGAAACCCCGGCAAGACCGGCAACAGCTATGCGGAGCGCCGGGCTGCCGCGCAGGGCACGCAGAGCCGCGCTGTAACGAGCGCGGGCAAGCAGGTAGGCAGCAGTTATGCTGCCGCCGGACAAGCCCCCACAGAGCGAGAGATAGCCGCTGGGCAGCAGGTGAAGAAGCAGACCGCCGACACGCTGCAAAAGCTGCAGACAGACAATGATTATCTGGCCGAGCTGGCAAAGCCGGGACGCAAGCTGACGCAGAGTGAAATTAACGCGGTAAAGCAGTATGGCCGGAACGCAAACGACCTGTACAAAGAGTATCAGGATGGGAAGATCAGCGTGTCCGAGTACAACCAGCAAGCGCAGGACCTTGCCCGGCTGAACCAGAAAGCCAGCCTGAACGGACTGGGACAGGGGATGCAGGCATTTACCAGCGGCCTGATGACCAGTGTGCCGTTTTTGAAACAGGCCGACAAAGCTGTTAAGTCTTTGGGCGGGGATGCTTACAGCAAGGCGATAGAAGATGGAGTGATTCCCGATACTCTGGAAACCTTGCAGGGATACCAGGACCAGAACAAACTTGCCGCTGCTGCCGGTACAATGGCCGGAAAGAGCGCGCAGTATGCCACCTTTAACAACTTGATGGCGGGCACACATTTGGCCGACACAATGGGCAAGGTGGGCGGCAAGGTGATGGGTGCGGCAAGCAAAATCCCTGGATTGGAGCGGTTTGCCACACCGGCTGCCGGGGAAGCGCTTGGGCGCATTTTGACCGACCAGACAGCGGACACGGCACTGGATACGATACCGAGCCTTGTGAACGACCTTGCGGCGTATGACGAGCAGCAGGGGCGCATCAAGAACGGTGAGCAGGTGGATAATGCCCTGACGCCCGGACAGATTGGTTTAAACGTGCTGGGCAATGTTGGGCAAAACTTTGCCATGAACGCGCTGCCGGAAATTGGCGGAGCGGTGGTGAACGGCATCAAGAACAGCCGCACGGCACAGCGAATGTTGGATGAACAGGCACAGGCGCTTGCAGACGGCACTTTGCAGAACGACGCTGCCATGCTTTTGCGCAGTAACGATTTGACACCGACCAAAAATCTGCCGATTGACAATGCTGGCAGACAGGCGCAGAATGAAGTTACAGGAGGGATAGCAAATGGCACAACTGACTTGGGAGGAACTGTTCCGGCAAATATTCCCGTCTTGTCTGACGGTGGCAAGCGCCTTGAACCGCAACCCGGAGAAAATGGCATTGAAGTTTCTGGAACAGCAGGTGCAGGCAGGGAAGCTGCCGAAGCGGCAGGCAACGGAGCAAGAGCTGCGGCAGATGGAGCAGCAGATTCTACGGACGTGGGCAGCTGGGCAAGCGCCATCACAGGGAAAGACAGACGAAGCGCCTTAACCCGGCGTGTGGAAGATCTTGGACAGAGAATTGCCAGCGGAGAAAACCGGGATACGCTTTTGCGGGACGCCAACGACATTGCCGCGCGAATTGTAAAAGAAAGCGACTTTGCCGAGCAGACCGACCATGCGGCAACCGTGCTGCGGGATTATATGAAAAACACCCCCATCCGCCTTGACGAGCAGACGGCTGGGGAGCTTTTGTATACCAGCGGATTAAAGAATCTTGGCCAGTACAACATCCAGAACGGCACGAATTTCAGCACAAAAAAGGGGCTGGACTTTGATGTTGCCATGCAGGAATTAAACGGCATGAATGTTGGCCTGAGCGGCGGGGACGGCGTGGATGCCCTGCTGGATGCTGTAGCCAAGAGCAAGTCAAAGCCTGCTGTGGATGAAGTGTATGCAAGCGCTTATACGGAATATGTTCGGGATACCTTACTGGACGGTACGCAGAAGGGCGGACTTTCGGATGAGGGGTTCAGCGATTGGCTGGAAGTGCAGGGCTTTAACGAGGATGCACCGGTTTATGTACGGCAGATGTACGAACGCCAGAACGGCTACAACCCTTGGAGAGGGACGGACTATAACCAGAATGTGCTGAACCGTGCAGAGGATGTACCGACAGAGAACCCCGGCGCGCTGGGGCTGGAACGGCAGACGGCGGAAAGCGTGAGCGCGGAGGTGCCCGCAGTGAACCGTGAGGCCATGCCGCTGAACGGCAGCGAGAGCGTGCCGGAGAATGCGGTAGGTGCGGAGAACACCCAATACGACCGCAGGGAAGTGCTGAACCAGGACTATGCAAACCAGCGCGTTATGTCCGGTGATATGAGCAAAGAGGAAGCAGCGCAACTGGGTATTGGGCAGCAGACACATACAGTGTACAGCCGCGCCGAAGGCCATGACGTTGCTATGCAGGACTTTGATCTGCTGACGCAGCAAACAGGCAGCGTTACAAAAGCCGCACGCACGGTGGCAGATGAGTTGACACAGGCGGTAAACGCCGACAAGTGGGATGCAGAGAACGTATACAAAGGCTACTATGCCGCAGAGCAGCTGCAGCATCGGTTGAGTGAGCTTCCGCCTGACAGTGCAGAAGCCGCGCTTGTGAAGGCGCAGATTCAGCGAATTAACGGTGCTGTGAGTGTCGGGCAGAGCAAAGCCGGACAGAGCCTTGTATCGGGACGGTGGGCACAGCCGGATGAATACACGGCCCTGCGAAAGCTTGACCAGTATAATCAGGGAGCCGTTGACCGTTTTTCGCGCACTGCAAATGGACGCAGGCTGAACGAGGTTGCACAGGACGTTGCAGACACATTTGCCGGACCGATGGACGATGAGTTTACGGCGTTTGTGCGGGAGCAGGGCATTGATACCGGCGATGATGTGCGCGATCAGATGGAGTATTTGGCCGGGCAGATTCAGCGCATGGGCCAGACCCACCATGTGGATATCAACGAGGAACAGGCGCGGGCGGCAGCGGCCAGCGTGCAGGCAGGCGGCACGATTGAGGATATTTTTAGCGCATTTGCCCGGCAAAGTCTTGGCATTGAAAACCTGAGCCAGGAAGACTTTGATTATGCGGTAAATGCTTTTTCCCGCATCCGCGATATGCCGGACAGCAAAGAGCGGTATAAGCTGGAAATGAGCGTATACAACCGTATGGCAAACTATATGCCTGCGCGCGGCTTTGCCGACAGGCTGAACAATATCCGGTATTTGTGCATGCTGGGCAACAGCCGGACGCATATCCGAAACATACTGGGCAACGTGATGATGGGTACGGTAGTGCGCGCCAAAGACAATGTTGCCGGTGTGATGCAGCTTGCCTTACCGCAGAGCGAGCGCACAAAGGCAATTGGCACTACACTGACGGCAGACGGACGGCAGATGGTACAGCGCGCCAGAGAGTACGCAGAAAGCAACATGTATTCCACGCTATTCCAGGACGGACGATGGAACATGGACACCGGCCTTGCCGCTGCAAGAGATACGTTTACGACGAGACCCGGCAGAGCGATTGAACGGTTGTCTGACATCAACGGCAATTTGCTGGAAGCGGAGGATAATTACTTTCTGCGCAGCGAGTTCGGCAACAGTATGGCCAGCTTTTTGAAAGCACGCGGATATGACAGCAGCATTTTTGATGCTACAGACACGCACAGCAGAAGTGTTATACAACAGGCAGCAGCGCAAGCTTTGGAAGATGCGCGGGAGGCTACTTTCCATGAGGAAAACTTCCTGAGCACGGCGTTTAAAAACCTTTCCAACGATGTGCGGCAGCACGGCCCGGCGGGCACGCTGGCGCACGCTGTAATTGAAGGTATTCTGCCGTTCAAGAAAACACCCATCAACATTGCCAAGAACGCACTGGAATACAATGCGATTGGCGGCACGGTGGAGGCAATTTATCGAGGAGCAACCGGGCAGGGCGCAGCGCGCGTTATGGATGCGGCGGCCAAAGGTATTACCGGGTCTGCCATTATGGGAGCCGGGTATCTGCTGGCTAAGAACGGCATGCTGACCGGCGGCGCCAGCGGCGACGACCGTGCCGACGCCTACAAGGACATGACCGGCGAACAGAACTATGCGGTCAAGGTCCCCGGCAAGGGAACCTATACGCTGGACTGGGCAAGCCCTGCCAGCGTGCCGCTGCTGATCGGCGCGGAGATTGCCAACGACAATACAGACCTTACGGTTGGGCAAATTTTGGACAAGGCACGGCAGCTGAGCCAACCCGTACTAGAAACCACCATGCTGCAGGGATTAAATGACACGCTGGACAGCATCAGCTATGCGGATTCCAACGACAAGCTGGCAACGCTGGGCATGAGTGCGCTGGGCAGCTATGCAAACCAGTTTGTACCGACAGCGCTTGGGCAGATTGCCCGCACGGCGGACGATACAAGACGCAGCACCTACGGCGGCGGAGACACAAAGACGGAACGGGACGTTGGCTACAATCTGAACAAGATGGAGAGCAAGATTCCCGGTCTGAGCAGAAATCTGGAACCGTATGTAGACCAGTGGGGCCGCGAGGAAGCAAGCCTTGACGGCACAGGGAATACAGCAGGCGGCACGCTTTTGCGCGGGCTGTACAACATGGGCAGCCCCGGTTACCTGAGCCAAGAGAATGTGACGCCTGTGGACGAGTATCTGCAAGTGCTGTACGGTGAAACCAACGACAGCAAGGTACTGCCGGAAAAGGCAAGCAGCAAGCTGACGCTGGACAAGGAAACCTACTACATGACCCCGCAGGAAAAGACCGAGTACGCCAAGACCAGCGGCAAGACGGCCTACGACATTGTGGACAGCCTGCGCCAGAACGAAATGTTCTTGCAGCTGCCGGAGGAGCAGCAGGCGGAGCTTGTGCAGGATGCCTACACGGTGGCAAAAACCGCCGGCGGCGTGGCCGCTGTTGGTGACGGCGTGAGCGGCGTTGATTCCAAGGAGTATCAGGCATACGAGGACGGCGGCACAGATGGGCTGGTAAACTACATGCTGGCGAAAAACGCGGTGGATGTTGCCAAAGGCGATGCCGACAGCATCAGCAAGACGGACAAGTGGGAAGCAGTAAGTGGCACGCTGAGCGGTGACGCGGCAGCAAGTGCCTACGTTGCGCAGAGCGGCAAGGACAGCGTTGAACGACGCGTTTACGACGCGGCAGGGGAAAGTGGCTTGACTGCCTATATGAACGCCTACAGCAGCATTTCTGCCGGTCTGGAGGAGGGCAAGGAACCGAGCCAGAAGCAGATGACCGCTGCGCTTTTAAAGGCCGGGCTGAATGACACCGATCTTGCCAAAACGTACTTTTCTGTTTACTCAAAGGATGAAAAGGGCGCGGCCATGTATTCAAAGTACGGCACAAGCGGGCTGAAAAGCTGGCTGGCGTATATCACGGTGGCGGACGCTGACGGAAACGGCAGCATCAACCAGACCGAAGCCAAGAACGCGCTGAATGCAATGGACCTGACGGAAGAATTGAAGCGCGCCTACTGGCAGAACACGAACAAGAGCTGGAAAGCAAACAATAATCCGTACTGAGGTGGCGTATGAAGTTTGACTTTTGCAAGGACTGCCTGACGGACGAGGAGCGGGCGGTGCTTGCCCTGCGGAAGCGGGGCTGGCGCAATGCGGAGATTGCCGCTGAGCTGCATTGCAGCGAACGGACGGTGAACCGCAGGGTGCGGAAGTTGAAAGACAAGGGAATATGACACCGGGAGGGGGTAGTGCCAGATTGGCACTACCCCCTCTTTTTTTGTTGGCGCAGAATTGACGCAAGGAAGGCGCGGGATTGGCCTACGGATACGGGTGGCAAGCGGTACAATAAAGGCAAGAGGTGAGGACGATGTACCAGAACTGGAATACCTTTGGCAATCCGTATGGCGGCACATACCAGCCGCAGCCCTGCACCATAACGAAGGTGAGCGGGGAGAACGGCGCGAGAGCCTTTGGGATGGCACCAAATTCCAGCGTGCTTTTGCTGGATGAAACTGCGCCTTTGGTTTGGCTGAAAACCACAGACGGCGCAGGCTACCCGACCTTGACGCCCTACACAATTACGCCTTACCATGCAGCGCCGCCGGTAGATGTGAACGCACTGGAACAGCGCATTGTGAGATTGGAGGAGAAGCTCAATGACAAACCCGATCCTGCAGGCAATGGGGACAAGCGGCCTGCCAAATAACCCGATGGCCATGATGCAGCAGTTTGTGCAGTTCAAGCAGCAGATGCAGGGGAAAGACCCGCAGAAAATGGTGGAGCAGATGCTTGCCAGCGGGCAGATGAGCCAGCAGCAGTTTGAACAGTTAAAGGGCATGGCGGAAAGCCTGAAAGGGATTTTGTACTGATATAGGCTGGGTCGACACGGCTTATAAATACATTTTTACGGAAGGAAACGCAACATGGACAACGGATACTCTTTGAGTGACCTGCGTGCAGCGACCGGCGACGGCAACAGCTGGGGCAACGGTGCCTGGTGGATTATTATTTTGTTCCTGTTCTGCTTTATGGGCGGGAACGGATGGAACCGCAACACCGATTACAGTCAGTTTGCCACCGCTGCCAGCCAGCAGGAGATACTGTTTGGCCAGCAGTTCGGCCAGCTGAACGACCGCATCACCAACATTGGCAACGGCGTCTGCAATCTTGGCTATGAGATGCAGGGCAATGTGGCACAGCTTGGCAAAGAAGTGGCGCTTGGGCAGGCCAATTTGCAGCTGCAGGCCAGCAACAACGCGGCCAACCTGAGCCAGCAGCTTGCCAACTGCTGCTGCACAACCCAGCGTGCCATTGACGGCGTGAACGCAAACATCGACCAGAAGTTTGCCGCGCTGGAAAAGAGCCAGCTGGAACAGCGCATTGCGCAGCTTGAACAGGCAAACAACCAGCTGTACATGGCACAGCAGTTTACCGGTGTGGTACGCTACCCGATGAACTACGCCTACAGCGCAGGCAACAGCCCGTTCTGCGGCGGGTGCGGCTGCAACTAATTCGCTATAACAGCGCACAGCCCGCATAGCAAGCGCTGTGCGGGCTTTTTACATGAAGGGAGACAAGTTATATGGCTTGCAATCAAAGGCTGAAGAACAGCCACTACAAGAGCGCACAGAACGCCTACAACAACACCGCTCAGACAATGGCTGCCACTGCCACGCCGGTAAATGTGCTTGGCGTGCTGAACACCGATACAGGGTGCGCGATTGACACAAACGCGGGAGGGTTCCTGATTCAGTGCAGAGGCCTGTACAGAATCAGCTATGATGTGGTTTTCACGGCGGGGGCCGCCGGAACGGAAGTGCTGCAGGGTATGAAGGATGCTGCGGCACTGCCCTGCATGACGGCACAGGCCACTGTGGCGGCTGACGGCAGTGTGACGCTGCACGCGGAAACGACCGTGTACATCCCGGTATGCTGCGGCAATACACCGACCATCAGCGCGGTTATGAGCGGCGTTGCGGGTACGGTGACCCATGTATGTGCAAGCGTTGTAAAGCTGGCATGAGGTGGCAGTGATGGAGAATATCAAGGCATACAAGGAAAAACTGGAACACGAGATTGACGAGTTTGCAGAGCACTACCCGGTGAACGAGCGCACAGTTGCCACACTTACGGCCATGCTGGAATGCTGGGAGCATGTAAAAGAATGCGCCGAGTGCGGCTGCGGCGGCGAGCTAACGAAGGACGAGGCAATGGCTTGGATGTACAATATGCGCAACGAGGACGGCAGCATGGGCGCGCACTGGGATGTGGAACAGACACGGCCCTATATGGAGCCGCGCGGCATCAACTGCGAAGTGTGGAAGTGGGCCGCTGTGATGAACATGATGTACAGCGACTATTGCAAGGCGGCACGCAAGAACAGCGTGGACAGGCCGGAGTTTTACGCCGATCTGGCGGCGGCATTTCTTGACGACCGGGACGCGCCGGAGGATAAAGCCGGACGGTATTACCACAGTATTGCGGCAGTGCAGAAATAAAAAATCAGCCCGCAGCTGACGAGGATTTTTCGTCAGCTGCGGGCTTTGCTGTGTCATGGGAGAATATCAAGTTCCCATCCGGAGGGAAGTTCTAAGAGAAACAAGCCGGTGCGTTCCTGGGCACGTACCCAGAAATCAGAGCGGTTCAGTTCTTTTGCTGTATCCCGGCGCGATTTGCCCTCAAAGTAAATGGCAATCAGGACGGATTGCTGGTCGGAGTTGAGGGGTTTCATAGCTTCGTGCCGCTTGGAATAGGCTGTGTTCATCTCGGCGCTGGCACGGCAGTACCGGACATAGGCTTTATCGTACCGCTCTGCCAGGCGGGCCACCGGGTCGGAGCGGGCGTTGCCTTTTGGCATACCATCGGCAGGGTGAGCCGACATGGCGGCGTTGGATTCATAGAATTTGTCGCGGGCCTCGATGAAGGCTTTCTGATAGGCGGCGTATTTTTCCATCCATTTTTGACGCTGGGTGTTGCCGCAGGGTACATTATTTTCCATTGCTGATTCCCTCCAACCAGTAATCTTTTTTGCACTGTTCACAGGGTTTACCATCCCTTACACATTTGGTTTTATATAATTTATCAATCTTTTTAGGGCATATATTTATAATGCCGTTTTTCATTGGGGCATACTTCAAATTTTTCAGCATCAATCAGTCGCATGGTTATCCCTCACTTTCTCAAAATAGAATTTAATCGCTTTCGGATTTTCCAGCACATTGCCGTAAACGACGCCGACCTTGTAAATGTAGTTCTCTTGCAGCTTTCGCGGGATCTCTGCAATGTACTGTCTGAATGTTTCAAGGTCGTGGGCGCGTTTGTAGTGATTGCACATGCGGCAGGACGGCATAAGGTTTTCAATGTCATCTGTGCCGGAACCCCCTGGGTTCCATGCCCTCTGCGGCTTAAAGTGGTCTACCTGCATATCATTGTAGGCAATGTGGCGGCCACAGTAAGCGCAATGACCGTCAAATTTCTTGTACACCGCAACGCGGGTCTTTTTACTGATTGCCATTTATTCATCCTCGCTGTACTTATAGTCGTATTGATACATCCTCTACATATGCCATGCCCTTGCGCAGATTGAGCGATTTTGGGTTGAGAATACAAGCCGGGGCGACAGCACCGCCAATGTACGCACAGCAGTTGCACAACTTACCATCCGCGTGCACAATGAGAACGTAGCTCGCGTAGTCTGTGTTGGAACCCTTGTCACCGCAATACCAAGGTGTGGCAGTCCAAATCCAGCTGTCGTAGTGTGGGATGTAGTCACGGTACTTGCGATACTCGTCACATGTCAGGATAAAAACGGTGTCTTTCACTGTTCCATAGGCGCGGTCGCCGTTGTCGGCTACAAGGTCAACGGCATGTAACAGCAGACTTTTTTTCTCGAAAACAGCGTTCGCCATATCAGATAGAATCCCACGCACATTGCTGGTGCGGTAGTTATTCATATTGCCCTTTTCGTCAGCAAAAAGACAACTTTGGCAGAACTTTTTATCGGTAAATTTATCACTTGGGCAGAATTTTACATCTTTTGCCCAGGGATTTGCCATAATAGCCAGCACACCGCCGTCAGGGTGGTTCGTGTCAAGGCATACCCACTCGAAATTCTTGAACATGAAGTGTTCTCCGGGGCGCATGGTTGTGATGTTAGTCATTGTCGGTTACCTCCGTGAGCCAGTATTTGCGACGGCAGCCGTCGCAGTCTTTTTCATTTTTGCATCCAATTCTTTCATCAATGTCGCAAGAGCGAATACCCAAAATTCCATCATCTTCATCTATTACTGCATTCGGGAACAACTTTAAAAACTCACTCTGGCGGGTCTTAACGGGGTGGTCTTTTGCCCATTGCTCGCCTTTTGAAACTGTTTCCTCAATGCTTTTATCCGAATCGTCATCTGGCCAAATCATGCACAAGTCCCCTCTACAAGCAAGGTATTTCTTACAGCC